TGGAAGCTGCCTGGCTTGGCTCTACGACGAACCCGGACGGCCCCAAACACCCGCTGAAGGTGAACTACATCGACCGCGCAGCCGAGATGGGCCACAAGATTTTCCACTTCGAACTCGAAGACAACCGGGCATATCTACCTCCCGGCTACATCGAAGGCTTGAACCGGCAATACACCGGCATGTGGCACGACCGCTTCGTCAAAGGTCTCTGGACCATGGCAGACGGAATGGTGTTCGACATGTTCGACCCGGCCCGTCACGTCGTCGACAGCCTCCCCGAGATGCAGCGAATTATCGCGGTCGGTGTCGACTTCGGCACCACGAACCCAACCGCCGGCGTCCGAGTCGGCATTGGCGTCGACAACCGCCTCTACCTAATGGACGAATGGGCACCACGGCGAGGTGCAGCCGTTGACGAACTCGAAGCAGGGCTCGCCCAGTACTGCGCAACGAACCCACCCGACTGGGTGTACGTCGACCCATCCGCATCACCACTGAAGGTGTTCATGCAGAAGCGTGGCTGGCCCAACTACCTGAACGGCACAAACAAAGTCGCCCTAGGTATCGGCATCATGGCGGCACTGTTCTCCACCGACCAACTGCTCATCCACCGCTCGTGCACACATCTGCTCGATGAACTCCCCGGTTACGTCTGGGACGCGAAAGCAGCCAAGAAGGGGGAGGACACCGTGGTGAAACTCAACGACCACTTCATCGACGCGGCACGCTACGGCATCGCCACATCACACCAGAACTGGCAAGGCATGGTGGAGAACCTGCACGCAGACAAGAGGTTGGAGGCCGCATGATCGAAGCGAACATGGCGTTTCCACCTCCCGCGTTGGCGAAGGTCGCCGCACGAGTCCGCGAATCGCAAGTGTGGTGGGAAGGCGACGTACTCAAGCTCGATGATTTCTACCGCACTAACCCCAACCGTCGATCATTTGCGCAAGCCGGCGTCGTCGGCAAGGTCTCAGACTTCCTGTACGGGAAACCTGAGTCTGCGTCGAAGCCGTCGCGGAAACTGCACGTCCCGATCCCCGCGGACATCGCGAAACTGTCAGCGTCGGAACTGTTCTCCGAACCGTTGACGATCATCGACCCCACCGGCAACAAGGCATTGCAGGACCGTGTGGACCTGATCTTCAACACTCCCACCTTCCACGGTGACCTGTTCACCGCTGGTGAATCAGCGTCCGCATTGGGTGGCTGCTATCAGCGCGTGGTGTGGGATGACACGGTCGCTACCAATGCGTGGATCGATTTCGTGGATGTGGACAAGGCGATCCCCGAGTTCGCTTGGGGCCGTTTGAAAGCTGTCACGTTCTGGTCAGAGCTTGCGGGTTCGGATGAGCGGGACGTGTGGCGGCATTTGGAACGGTACGAGAAGGGGCGCATCCTGCACTCCCTGTACAAGGGGACACCGACGAACCTCGGTGCAGCGATGGACCTGGAAGCGCACCCCGACACCGCGGGAATCGAACTCGACAGCTTCGATGACACGGCCGGCGGATTTGTCAGCCTCGGTGTCGACGAACTCGCTGCCCGATACGTCCCGAACGTGCTCCCGAATCCCGAGTGGCGCAACGACCCAACGCTGCGACACCTAGGGTTGGCAGACATCCGACAGGACCTGTTCCCAATCTTCCAGGGACTCGACCTCATCTATTCGTCGCTGCCTCGGGAGTTCCGGATCGGTCAGGCACGCATGTTCGCCTCAGAGCAGTTGCTCACCAACCACGGCGCTGGTCGCGGTGCATCGTTGCCTGAGGATCAGGAGATCTTCACGCAGGTCAATCAGGGCGTGAAGGACGGCGACGCGACTTCGATGTTCCAGTTCCATCAGCCGGCGCTGCGGGTACTTGAGCACGATCAGGGCGCGGAGCTGTTGTTGCGCCGTGTCCTGTCGACGACCGGATACAGCCCTGTGTCGTTTGGCATGTCCGACGAGGTTGCACAGACCGCGACAGAAGCGACAGGCAAGAAAGAGTTGACGGTCAAGACCACGAAGGGCAAGGCCCGTTACTGGGGTGCTGCCCTTGGACCGTTGGCGACTATTTGCATGCAGATCGATGCAGTCAAGTTCCAAGGTAAGGGTGTCGCTCCGGTCGAAGAGTTGGAGCTTGATTGGCCGAAGTTCGCCCGCGAATCCGACCAGGCGAAAGCACTCACTGTTCAGGGTTGGGCGACAGCTACGGCAGCGTCCACGCGGACGAAGGTCGCTTACCTGCACGAGGATTGGGACGAGGAGCGTATCGACAAGGAAGTAGCGTTGATCGACAACGCCAATCAAGTTGCTTCTCCGTTCGAGGCGTTCGGAGCGGATCAGAACCCTGAACCTGAGGCGCAGCAGCCAGACCCTCCCGCCGATGAGGCCGAACCCACTGAGGAGTAGGCGATGGCGCTCGACCCGTCCGAAGCAGCAGGCCTGCCCGATGAGTTGATCGCCCTCTACTCCGAAGCCGAATTGGCGTTGATGTCGATGCTCGCGCACGCGATCGTGGCGGGCATCGACACACCAGAATGGGAAGCGCGTCAGCCCGCGGAGATGCTGCGGTTCAGGCAACAGGCCCAACTGATGGCGTTGCAGCTGCAGGCGCAGATGCCGGCGCTTGTTGAGGGTGCGGTTGCTGGTGCTGCTGTGCGTGGCCGGGAGGCTGCGGACGAGGACTTGAAGGCGTTGCCGAAGGTTCCACCGATCCCGCCTGCCACGCCGGATCGGGATCGGAAGACTCGGGCAGCGATCTTCGCAGGGCAGCAGGTTTTGTCGCAGGTGACAGCTCGGATTCCGGGTGCAGCGGGGGAGTTGCATACACAAGTAACAACGCAGATCGTCGCCCGCCATTCGGGTCAATCTGGTACGCGGATCGATGCGGCACAGCAAGCCCTGGACATTCTCACGAAGCGTGGTGTGACGGGGTTCCGTGATGCTGCCGGTCGCAACTGGTCGCTGTCCAGCTACATCGAGATGAAGTCGCGGACCATCGTCAACCAAGAGTTGATCGATGGGCATACGGATCGGATGTTGGAGCGCGGTCAAACCCTGATCGTCGTGTCCTCGCACAGCAATCCGGCGCCGCAATGCCAACCCTTCGAAGGGCAAGTCCTCTCGTTGGATGGCGAGACAGGGACAGTGATCCGGCCTAACGCAACCGGCGGCCGTGCGGTGAAGGTCAAGATCAAAGCCACGCTGAAAGATGCGCGCTCGAAAGGCTTCCAACACCCCAACTGCGGCCACGCCGTATCAGCGTTCATCCCCGGCGCTTCACGGACATTCACCACCGACCCCGACCCGAAAGGGTATGAGGCGGAGCAGAAGCAGCGTGCAATGGAGCGGGCGATCCGCGAAACGAAACGCTCCCAATCCGTTGCGGTTACTCCGGCACGGAAGAAGGAACTCGCCGCGAGGCTGACAGCGCAACGTGCGGCTCTTGCGCAGCACGTCGACGACAACAACCTCAAACGCCTACCGGCACGCGAATCCATCGCCGGCGTCCACAGGTTCGGACGTCCTGTCGATCCCGGCGCCCCATCCTCACGAGGGCCTATAGGACCTGTCACACCACCACCTGTCCCGCCCCGCACTGGCGGTGGTGGGGGAGATGACGGCGACGGTGGTGACTGGGAAGTGCCCAAGTCGTACAAGGGTGTTCGTGGCGCCGAGAATGCACCGTTCGCACCGTCGGATCGGCCACCATTCGAGCCAGAGGACCGGGAACATATCCTCGATGGCGATCCCGAACCACCAATGGGTGCGGGTGGCGGCGGCCATAGGTACGGAACTCGTCGTAAAGGAAAGACTGAGTTCCCCAATTGGTCGGACGAGAGGGTTATGGATGTCGCAGACCGTACATTGGCTGCGCCACAACGGATCGTCCGCCAGGAGGACGGTTCGCTGGCATTTTTCGGCTACTACGACGGGATTGTGACGTTTGTAGTAGCTGAAAGCTCAGGTCGTGACTGGCATATCCGTACCGCACATCCGCTGTCGGGTGACGGCGTACGTAATTTTGACGGCACGGCCTACAGGGATGTGGCTCTCGATCTTTCCGTATTCGACTGACTAGGATGTGGGTATGCGGTCTCTCTCTGAAGTTCGAGATGACTTGCTGCTGCATGTCGATTCTGTGCTTGGCGACGAGTCCCGCAAGGTCACCCAATTGTCGATCGATGCCGGCGAGTCAGCGGGAGCATTGTCCTTGGCTGTCAGTGTGGCTGCTGACCAGGAGATCCGATTGCCTGCCTCGTTGATTGATGAGGCTGAGTATTGGGGTATCGCGATGAAGGCGATTCGTGCCCCATTTCGCGGATCGTTTCAGCAGAAGGTTGATCGGTTGCGGGCGCTGAATCGCCGGGATTTGCATAGCG